AAAAAAGAGAGTATAAATCCCTTACTATACAATTATTAAAAGATTATGGACGCGTATAGTCGACGGCCTAGAGACCATAATCTGTAAACTAGGAGGATATAATCATGGCAAGAACAACGTTTTCAGGACCAGTCGTTTCCCAAAGAGGATTTGTGGCTGCAGGACCTGATGAAGTGGTAAACATCACAGCGGAAACTACTTTAACTTTTGCTGCTCACGCAGGTAAAGTTATCAAAGTAAATGATGCTGATGGTGCTATTACACTTCCAACAATTAAAGCAGATAGCAAAGGCGGCACTGCTGGAGACAATGACCCTAATGTGAACAGTCACTTAGGTGCAATCTACAAATTTTTTGTAGGCACAGATTGTACAGATTGTGATATTAAAACAGACGGAACTGACAAATTTGTTGGTCACGCGACTGTTGTTAATGTTGCAGATGGTACAAACAGTTCATTCGTTCCAGGAGCATCTAACGATGTTATTAGCATGAACGGTGGAACTACAGGTGGCGACAAAGGTAGTACAGTTACTATCACGGCACTTGAAGACAACGTATATTTAGTAGAAGCTGTGTTAATCGGTACAGGTACCGAAGCAACACCTTTTGCTGATAGTTAATAGATAATTAGTGTGGAGCTTCGGCTCCACACTATTAATAGGAGAATAAAAATGGCAACATCAGACCAACAGTTTTCTTGTAGAACTTCTGACGGTAGATTTGGTAGAGCAACAGACGCTTCAGGTTCGTTTATTGGACCAGCTAGAATAACTTATATTCAAGTTGAAGGCGTTGCGAATAGTAATATCAAACTTTACGATGGAACAAGTGCATCTGGAACTTTAGTATTCGAAGGTAATTGCGGAACTGAAGGACTAGACATCTACGTTCCTGGAAGCGGTATAAGAGTAGAAACTGGTATATATTTAGATTTAACAAATACAACATCTGTTACTATCGGATATACTGGCTAAGGAGTTAAATGGCTAACACTACTTCGGGAACAGCTACGTTCGACAAGACTTTTGCTATTGATGAGATAGTAGAAGAATCTTTTGAGCGTATTGGATTACAGAATGTAGCTGGTTACCAATTAAAATCAGCAAGAAGATCTCTTAATATATTATTTCAAGAGTGGGGTAATAGAGGCATCCACTATTGGGAAATAGCTGATTTAAATATTGATTTGATCGAAGGACAATCAGATTATGATTTTTTTAGATCATCTGATGATGGCACAAGTGCAACATCAACACCAGCAAGCGTATATGGTATATCTGATGTATTAGAAGCACAATTAAGAGCAAATAGAACTCAAACGACACAAGCTGATTCTCCAATGACAAAAGTAGATAGATCTACTTACGCAGCTTTTTCAAACAAATTATCAAAAGGAACACCCAATCAATATTGGGTTGAAAGATTTATAGATAAAGTAAGAATACATATTTATCCAACACCTGATTCTACAAACGCATCTAAAGATATGCATATTTATTATATTAAAAGAATACAAGACGTAGGTGATTACACTAATGCATCTGACGTTCCTTTTAGATTTGTTCCTTGTATGGTGTCAGGATTAGCTTTTTACTTAGCACAAAAATATAAACCAGAATTAATTCAAGCTATGAAATTGTATTACGAAGATGAATTAGCTAGAGCATTAGCAGAGGATGGGTCAGCTTCAAGCACACAGAGGATGCCTATCAATGTTGATAGACAATCTCGTGTAACCTTCGGTGGTACAAAGAAAAGTTAAATTTTCGTGGGTTAATCCCTATCATCGAATCAACGTTAACCAATATGGTATAGGAGAAAACTATGGCAAATAGAAATAGTCAAGGTTTTGGACTGATCCCAGCTGGAAGATTAGGTGGTGGACCATCTATCCAAGGTCAAGGTAAGTACAAAATCGATGCTGGACACAGCACAACTATATACAATGGTGAATGTGTAAAAATCTCTAGCGGTTATGTAGTAGGCGGAAACGGTTCTGCTGCAGACATCTTAGGTGTTTTGAACGGAATATTCTTTAATGCGGCAACAACTTTGAAGCCGACATTCTCGAACTTCTACAAAGCAACTATCACACCAGCTAACAGTGAAGACACAACAGCTTTTGTAATAGACGACCCTTACCAGCAATATGTGGTTGCAGCGGATGATGCAACTGGAGTAACAACAATGTTAGAAACGTATGATATGAATACATCAGCAGGTAGCGATATCACTGGTAAATCATCATCTACATTAGACATTGGGACGACTTCAGCGAACGGTAAACAATTTAGAATGCTAAGATCAGCGGAGGATCCTGAAAATGAGGATGCTACAGCTGCTCGAGCTTCTGTGATTGTTGTATCGAATCTTAATTCGTTCAACGGCCACAATTAATAGGAGCATATAGACTATGGCAATATCAAGATCGCAACTAGTTAAAGAACTAGAACCAGGCCTAAATGCACTATTTGGGCTGGAATACAAAAGGTATGAAAATCAGCATGCTGAGATTTATACAGCGGAAAACAGTGACAGAGCTTTTGAAGAAGAAGTAATGTTATCTGGTTTCGCAAACGCGCAAGTAAAAGCAGAAGGTGCAGGAGTCTCTTTTGACGAAGCACAAGAAACTTTTACAGCGAGATACACTCACGAGACCGTAGCTTTAGCATTTGCTATCACGGAAGAAGCTATCGAAGATAATCTCTACGATAGACTAGCTTCTAGATACACAAAAGCTTTAGCAAGATCTATGAGTAACGCTAAACAAGTAAAAGCAGTAGAACCTCTAATCAATGGTTTTGGAACTTTCAAAACTGGAGATGGAGTTGCTTTATTTAGTGCTTCTCACCCGACGGTAGCAGGAACGTTTTCAAACACGTTAGCTACAGCGGCAGATCTTAACGAAACTTCATTAGAACAGTCGATGATTGACATCGCGGCTATGACTGATGAAAGAGGTCTAAGAGTTGCAGCAAGAGGAGTAAAAATGGTTATTCCTTCGGAGCTTCAGTTTACAGCTGAGAGATTGATGAAATCTCAAGGTAGAACTGGAACAGCTGACAACGATATCAACGCAATCGTATCTATGGGTATGGTTCCTCAAGGTTATAGAGTGAACAACTACCTAACAGACACAGATGCGTTCTATATCTTGACAGACGTGCCAAACGGCATGAAAATGTTCAATAGAGCACCATTAACGACTGCAATGGAAGGTGATTTCGACACTGGCAACGTAAGATACAAAGCTAGAGAAAGATATTCTTTTGGAGTATCAGACCCTAGAGGTATTTTCGCGTCACCAGGTGCGTAATAACTAATTAAAAAGGGGGCTTTCGGGCCCCCTTTTTTTATGGTAGAGAAGAGACAATCATGAAGACATTTAGAGTACAGATACGAGCATATGGTTATTATGCTTCCTTTGATATTGTGTCAGAGGATGATGATAAGGCATTTGAAAATGCACTAGTTGACAAACTAGGAGAAAATGCTATAACGTGGGAAAAAGATGGATTCATTGATTCGTCTAAATTATGGCTAACTTATGAGGAGACCATAGATGCAAATAGAAGTCAGAGACCTCTACAAACAGAAGAGAAGTCTCGAGACAGAGTGGGCGGTGCATCAGCGTGATAACCAAAGGTATACTTTGGATATGGTAAGAATTGACAATAAGATTAGAGAAGTTGTCAATGCTATCAAGTTAGAAGAAGCTAGAATAGCTAATCTAACTAATAAGATAGAAGACGCTGCGCCAGAAGTTTCTGTAGCTACTTAGTAAAAAGCTACATCTTGGATAAATATCAAACCATATGACAGGCTCTCTTGCACTCTACTAAAAAAGAGAGTATAAATCCCTTACTATACAATTATTAAAAGATTATGGACGCGTATAGTCGACGGCCTAGAGACCATAATCTGTAAACTAGGAGGATATAATCATGGCAAGAACAACGTTT